ATGTTCCCACATATGGTTTGCATATAATAGAAACGTTCTACAATCATCATAATGACCATCAGTGTGAGGCATTGCCTTATCACCAAAGACATGTCCATTTGCATAGACACGTTCTAACTCTAAGTCAGGTTCATTTGTCACGTCTCTAATGATATTTAGGAGATGCTCAGTATAAAACGGTTCATCATCCAGTCTCATCTCCCAAAATGGGATATCATGATTCTTTGATACTGATGCATGACCATAACTCCACTGTGGTCTTGCCATATCTTCTAGGATTTGTGCAAAGTCATACTCACCAAGCACATTATCATAGATTTCCATATTCTCTTACGAAATTAGTTCTTACTTGTTCAAATGGCACAAGAACTTCTTGTGGTGCATCAGGATATTCTTTCAGCAGTCTCTCAATACTCTTACCAAAGTTAAGAATTTGATGACGCATGAAGAAGTCTTCGATAAGACTAGTTGCCCACATCAATGCAACACGACGCTTACCAGATGTGACAGGTGCAACATAATGCATGTATCCTGTAGGATACACTAATGCTGTGCCTGCTTTCTGTTTAAATTTGAATGGCATGTCACCATCAGTAATTACTAGTTCCCCACCCTCATACTCATCAGGGTCATTGAGAAACAATGTGATACTGTGGTGTGCTTTTAGTCCTTGGACAGTGATGTTATCAATGTGTGGATTATACTTTCCACCCTCACGATACTCTGTCAATTGAGGAACTGTCATCTCTTTCACAACGAAAGTAGATCTGAATGCAATGGCATCATTGATACCCTGCTGAATAATCTCCAGACTCTTTCTAAACTGTGATGTATGCTGAGACATAACATAGTTATCCTTGACGGATGTGTCTACATTATTCTCATCACGTTGTGATACAGTTCCCTGTGTATACTCTGCCTTGTCGTATAGATCATTAATGTGTGTCAGTTGTTGTTCATTAAGAATCTCACATTCATAAAACATATTAGTCGTCCAGGATAAATTGACTGCTATCGAAATCAGGATAGATTGATTCTACTTGCATCAGTTTAATGATGTCAAGAACTTCTTGCTTAACTCTCTTGCTACCAGATGCTCTCTGCTTAGCATACATCAGTTTGTTGATCATTCTGCTATCAAGGAAGTCAGATGATGCATCATCATCGTAGTTTGTCCATTGCTCAGAATCATCAGGATCCATGAATGCTGGTGGATTCTCTACACCCTCATATAGTTTTCTGTAGTTTTTAGGATCAATTGGATAAACTTGATTATATAGAGTTTTTGCAAATTCTAGTTTATCATCATATTGTTCTGGTGTAGGAACAGCAATAGATCTAATCTTTGCTCTCCATGCAATCCACATTGCTTTCTCACCTTCATAAGAATCTTCAACATCAGGAAGAACACGCCAATCACTAGCGTTGAGCATCATCTGCTTCTCTCTAGATCTCTTGATCCACTTAGATTCAAAGAAGTTGATCTCTTTGTCTAGTGCTTCAGTCTTCTTGAGTGCAACATCAGTCTTACGCTTAGCAGCAACAGCAAACAATGCTAGTGCAGTATTATATACCTGCGTTGCTTGTTCTGGAGTGCTACTCTTGAACTGATATTCTGACCAATAAAGAGACTCAGACTTGAAGTCATACTTCTGTCTCTTACGTTGCGCCATGTAGGTGCCATCATTAAAATAACTGAAGAAGTCAAGAGTATCTTCTTCTGTGTGCCAGAAATTTCCAATCATCTCAAGGAACTTAGTCTTAAGTTCCTCTTCAAATTCTAGATTTTGCAGAGATGCAGTGTTGAAATCCGACAATGTAGTAGCACTGTTAGGTGCTTGCAGGATCGTATTGTTAATTAGATCCAACTGCAATAGTGGTTTCCTTATGATCGGTGTGCTTGAGGTCATGCTAGTGCCGTCTTGATATACCATCCTGTCAAGATATATTTATCTCCGTTGAACAGTGTGTTTCCTTTGTGAACGTGTGTCATGCCTGCAGGGAAGAATACAACTGTGCCTTTTGTTGGTTTAATTCTTCTACCTTGATACAAAAACTCAGTCTCACCACCATCACCATCAGGGACATCGTTGAGATAAATCATCCACACAACTTCTCTACATGAATGTGATGCAGCAGAGTTTTCATAGTGCCATTGATGGTATCCACCTTGAGGCAATGTCTTCTGCATCTTGACATCAGCAGAGATCATGGGGACATTCTTTAGTTGTCCAAACTCTGCCATATAATGAACCATACATGACTTCAGGAATTGATTCACCTGATATGTCATGCCTTGGTTGACATAGTTAGCAAGAACAGATACATCCTTCCTTGTCATGTTGCTACCATACTGAGTAGCACCATTCATAAAGTGATCATCAAACTGTTCCTGTTGATCACCCTTGTCACCAAAACTAAAATCTTCTGGTCCAACAAATGAACCACGCTTGTTCAATAGATTCTCAAACCAACCAATACATTGGTCACAAAATGGAGCAGGAACAAAGTTTTCCCATACTCCAATAAAATCAGTGAATTCAGACTTGGTGATGTTTGGATCTTGCATCAACTCAAGTGGTCTCCACTGTTGGACCTTACCAACAGTGGGATCTGCATTATGTGCGACTGCCATGTTATAGTTTAATATGCCTTAATTATATATTTAACCTTGTGGAATGGTGCGATGATAGGAACCTTGCGCTGTGGATTCATAGCAGCAGTAGGGATTGGTTTGCTGGTATTGTTCCATGCAAATGTTGCTGGGTTCAGTTCGATATCAACACCTGCTCCACCATCTGTCGTGGCATTCTGAGAAAATTTGAGTGAGAATGTAGAGTTGAATGTTGCCAGTCCTTGTCTGAATGCAGTAGCGTCTGAGTTGACGTTACCATAAGAGAAGTCAGTCTGTGGATTAGTAACAGGATCAGTTCCTAACAAGTGAGAGTGATTTAGTGTGCCAGTGTAGATAGACAGATAGTTATCTATTCTAGCACGAGTTGAGTCTGTGTCAATAACACCAGCATCACCGTTGTTGGGGTTACCATTCTTGGTGAAGTAATCATCACTTAGACCACTGATTTCTGAGAATGGTGAACCCCAGTAGTTACCAAATGCTACGCTGCTGCTACCTCTACCAGGCAACAGATCTAGGATCGATCCTCTACCAGAGTTCTCAGTCTCTGTCTCAATTCTACCAAAGTTCCAGAAGTTTGCATCTTCCCAATAACCATCATCAACAGCATCATTGTCACTATCAGGTCTGCCACTCCAGTTCTGTGAACCACCAGCACTGGTGCCATAGTATGCTCTAGTGCCCCATGGAATGAGTGGATCACCATCATCACTATCAGTTTGTCCACTGATTAGTTCATGTTCGTGCTGTGGAGGACGAACAGAAACATCACTAACAGGACCGATGTTAGCAACAACTTCACCAGTAACAGTGAATTCAACATCTGCCTCTAGTTCTTCTGTTCCAAATGTTCTTGGAGTTCCCAGTGAGAAGTATGATGATTCGATACCATCACTGCTACCAGCAGGTGCAATAACCTGTTCTAGTGGATCTGGACCAGCAACATCAACATCATCAACATACCAGTAACCACCAGTTGATCCAGTAATCTCAAACGAACCACCAGCACTAGTTACAGGAACGAATGAAGATGATCCTCTGTTCGCATCAACAATACCAGCACCCACCATTCTAACATTACGATAGTCTGGAACATTGAAGTTTCCAGTGTAGGATTTAGTTGCAGGAATATATGTAGCGTTGCCACCATATGTGTTACCAATTGCTTCCCACAACCAGGGATAATCTGCAGCAGCATATGTTGCACCATCACATGGCAAGAATCCAGGGTATCTCTCTTCAATATCACCATAACCAAAGTTACCATCATTCAGTGGTGTTTCTTTGGTGATAGGAACAACAGTTCCAATAGAGAAACCATCAAACTTAGGTGCTCTATAGTAATCTCTAGCGTTGTTAGGATCTTCGCCTGCTGCTATCCATGCATCATCATTGAAGTATGCATTCTTTTCAGAATACCACACACCAAGATATGCAGGTGGGATTGGTTTTACAGCATAATTGATAGATCTCAAGTTAAATGGAGATGCATCACCAAATGTAATTGTTGTTTGACCATAATGTGATAGTCCTTGAACAGGTTCTAGATCTGCATTTCCAGGTTGTTGCATGATAATAGTGATGAATACAGGGTTACCACCAGGATCAGGATTAACTGTGCGTGGTCCTACAGTTGCTGCATCACCATTGATAGAGAACAAAACATTACCAATGTCCTCATTCGTAGCAAAGTTGAACTCGTTATATGATTCAGGTGCTGTTGCACTGATAGTAATTGGTAGGTTGAAGTCAGTCAATCCAATAGGACCAATGACACTAGAACCACCAGGAGTTCTATTAATAACTTGGTTGATGGGTGTGAACGTTGGGATAGTATCTGGACCAGTCCAGTTTGATACTGACCATGTTTGGATAAATCTATTTCCTACATTGATACCAACAGTAACTACACCCTGACCAGGAACCAAAGGATCAGTAATATCTGTAGAGTTATCAACAACTAGTTCGATGGTGTCACCATTTTGAACTGTGACATTATTGATGAGACCTGAAGAACCACCGTTGATACTAATCTTAGGAACAATGTTAGTATCGGCAGGTCTAATTACAACAGGAACAGATAGACCAGCATCAAGTCCACTGACCAGTGCTACATTTCTACCAGCAACTGCTGTAGAAGAACCAGATGCAACTTCTGATCTTAGACCAGTCTGACCAGGAATCTGATTGACTAGATCTTGGAATGTCCAGTTACTTGGATTATCATCAACACCTTGTCCAGATTGAATAGGCCACACAGAAATACCAGCACCATCACCAACAGTAACACTAAAGTTAACAGTTGCTGTTGGTGTAAGAGATGATGTGCCTCTCAAC